GAATATGCAGAATTATTCATTTTGGTGCATTTTTTAAATAATAATGCAAAAGATGGAAAGACAAAAGGACAAAAAAAGTTAGTCCTAATTGCTAAAAAAGTACAAGTCCATTTGGATGAATACAATGAAAAGGCAGAGGAACTACGGTTAGATGCAGCATCAGTTGACAAAGATGGAAACCTAATACTAAATGAAAAGGGCAGTTATTCATTTTCAAAGGATGGATTAAAAAAATTAAACCAACAAAGTAAGGATCTAAATTTATCAAGTTTTGATTTTGATCCAATTGTTATTAATAATCCAGAGGGATTAGATATTTATCCATTTTTAAATGGATGGGTTACAGGGGTAAAATTTAAAGATATAGAAACAATTGATGATGTCGAACTTTAGAGCAATTAAAACCACAGATTTATCCTATGAATGGGTGATCAGCCAGATGCAATGTTTTCCATCTTATGAAGGTGAAACAGATTTTGTAGTCTATGTACATTGGCGCAGAAATGCAACATTTGAAGGATTTGTGGCTGATGTTTACGGATGCCAGACATATTCACAAATGGAAGGAAGTACCTACATACCTTATGCAGATCTAACATACGACATTGTTTGTGGATGGTTAGAAGAATCATTGGATGTGCCGGCATTAGACATTAATTTAGCCAAGCAAATAGAGGATTTGATAAATCCACCAATCATTACATTGCCATTGCCATGGGAACCGGTACCACCGGTGCCACCAATAGAAGAAAATGCCACTATATAATGGATCTAATGTAATTGTATACAATGGGGATATAGCTTTAGGGCATAGCACCAATGCAGTATTATCAATGAATTTAGATCTACCAAGCACCACAAATAAAAATAGTGGTGGATGGGCCGAATGTATAGCAGGTAAACGATCTGTTACAATGAAGGTAGAAGGGTTAGTGGATTACAGCGATCAGATGAATTATGATCAATTTGTCAATTTGCTGATCACTAAAAAATACACTAAATGGGTATTCCAAACAGCCGGAATGTTTTATTTTGGTGGAGGCTATGTAACAGCTGTAGAAGAAATTGCAGAAACAGAAACAGTGGTCAGATATTCACTTGATATTGTGATTGATGGTCGTGTTTATTGGGAGCCGAGATTGCCATGGAATTTGGTTTTTACGAATTGGGAAAATATAAATATCAATTGGGAAAATGTGTAAGATATTTTTCTATTTTTACACAAAAAAAGAGGAATAAAATTTAACAAATAATATGGCAACAGCAGGAGTATTTAACGGCACCAATCTTGTTTTAAAGGTTGAAGGCACAGTGGTAGGACACACCACATCATGTACATTATCAGTTAATTTGGATGTGGCTGATGCTACAACAAAAGATTCAGCCGGTTGGTCTGAAGGAATTGCAGGTTTAAAATCAGGTGAGATTTCATTTGATGGTTTAGTAGATTATTCAGATGCTAATAATGCAGAGCAATTATTGGATTTGTTAATCGCAAGAACTCAATTGACTGCAATTTTTGGAACAACTACAGCAGGTGATTCAATTTATACCTGTGATGGATTTATTTCATCATTAGAGCAAACAGGTGAGATGGAAGCTGCTGTAACTTTTAGTGGAACTATCACCGTTACAGGTGCGATTGTTAAATCAGTATTGTAATAATTTGCAATAATTATATTAACCCAACATCAGCAATGGTGTTGGGTATTTGAATTTAATCTAATCATAAAAACAAATGGAAGTCAACAAAAAAAGGGGTTACTGCCAATTAGATTTGGGAGGCAAAACCCGTACATTGCATTTTTCAATGAATTTCTGGGCAGCATTTGAGGAAGCATCAGGATTCAAAATATCCGAAGTAGATAAGATCTTTGGATCCGGTTTATCCATGGCCACAATGCGTGATATGGTGTATGCCGGTATCATTGCCTATGATCAGGAAAACAATAATGAAATAGATTATAATAAATTTAGTGTAGGTGCTTGGATGGATGAAATTGATCAGGAAGCATTAGGAACTATTATAAATACATTAATGGAATCAAGGGTTTTAGGTAATGATTTAAATGCAGGGGTGCGCAGAAACGTATCTAAATCGACAAAAAACCCAAAGTAGAAAAACCCCTAACATGGGATGCCATGTTTGATTATTACATTGGTCAAGCAGGTATTTTACCAGATCATTTTTGGCGCAATACATGGAAGGAAAATGCGTTGTTAGGGGAGAGTTGGTCAATTAAAATGAACCTTTTTTGGGAAATGAGTAGATTTGAAAGCGCAATGATTGTGAATTCTACAGCTAAAAAGCGATCACAATTAATCACACCGGATAAGCTATTTCCTTTGCCACAGGATGTGTATTTAAATAAGGGTGTACCTAAATCATCACCAGAAGAATTACAAGCATTTATGGAACAAATCAAGAAAAGCCAATCAAAGTAAGGATTGGTTTTTTTTATAACTTTGAGGCATGGCAAATACATTAGAAATATTTATTAATGGCAATTCCAAAGATCTGGAGGCAGCCTTATCATCAGCTGAAAAGAAATTATCTGCATTTGGTAAACAAATGAAGGATATAGGGCAGTCAATGTCCTTAAGATTATCAGCACCATTGGCCTTATTAGGAGGCGCTGCAATCAAAATGGCTACAGATTTTAATGAATCTTTAAACAAAGTAGATGTAGCATTTAAAGGATCATCAGCAGAGGTGCAAGCATTTGCAAAAAATACCTTAAAATCATTTGGTATTGCCGAGGGTACAGCATTAGACATGGCTGCATTGTTTGGGGATATGGCCACATCAATGGGATTAAGTACAGCAGAATCAGCTAAATTATCCACATCATTAGTAGGGTTGGCCGGTGATCTTGCATCATTTAAAAATATGAACATTGCCGAAGTTACAACAGCTTTAAATGGGATATTTACAGGTGAAACAGAATCATTAAAAAGATTGGGTGTTGTAATGACAGAGGACAATTTGAAATCCTATGCTTTGGCAAATGGTATTAAAAAATTGTATTCTGAAATGACACAAGGTGAAAAAGTGATGTTACGTTACCAATTTGTAACAGATGCCACAGCCAATGCACATGGTGATTTTGAGAGAACAGGTGGAGGCGCAGCCAATCAAATGCGAATGATGCAAGAAGGATTAAAGCAGTTGGGAAATGAATTTGGCCAAGTAATGTTACCAACAGTGGTAAAAGTTATTAAAGGCATAAATGATTACATTGGATCAATATCTAAAACATCTGATTTTAATAAAAAATTAATAGTAATTATTGGAGGTGTTGCAGCTGCATTAGGGCCATTGCTTTATATAGTTGGATTGGTATCTGAAAAAATGATTTCCGGATTTTCAGCAGCACAAAAAGTACTGCAATCAATGAGTAAATTTTTAATAGCTAATCCATATTTAGCATTGGCAGCAGCTTTAGCAATATTAGGAACTGCATTTGTACAATATACAGGCATTTTAAATTCAACAAAAACAGCAGAACAGGAAATGTCAGCTGTTAGGGATGAAGCCAATCAAAATATAGCAAAGGAAAAATCAAATCTTGAAAGATTGGTTGGAATAGCCAAGAATGAAAGGGTAAGTAAAGAAGAAAGATTAAAAGCTATAAAAGCAATTAATGCCACATCACCAGAATATCTAAAGAATATTACATTAGATTCTATTAATACAGATAAGGCAAAAGCAGCAATAGATAAATATAATACAGCATTGCTACAAAAAGCTACACAACAGGCAGCAATGTCAAGAATTGAGCAGCTCGCAGCAGATAATTTAGATCTACAAACAGGTAAAACAAATGCTAATTTAGATGCCACAACTTTATTAAATTGGTCTTTATATCAATTAACAGGAAATGTTAAATATTTAAAGAATGCAGGGGCGCAATATGCCAAAGGTTTAGATGATCAAATAAAGAAAAATATTGAGTTACAGGCAGCAATTGCCAAGACAGCCGGTATAGATTTAAATAAGGTTAATCCAATTGAAGAAGAAACAAAAAAGAAAACTGATCCTGTTGAAATATCAGCAGAAGCAAAATTTGATTTTGGTGATTTAGGAACTAAAATAAAGGATTTAAATAAAGAAATATTTGATGATTTACAATCGGTTAATAAAACCATTACATCAGAACAGGAAAATGTATTAAAAAAGTTTTTAGCTACCACATCATCACAAGGTGCTGAATTTGGAAAATTAATAAAAAGTTGGTTTAGTTATGATATTACAAATAGTGAATTTTTTACATCATTACAAAAACTATATGGGCAAGTTACCAATATTGCCACACCATTCCAGATAATGGATCAGCGAGTTACTGAAAGTACTGCTATATTATCAGAACAATTAGCGCTACAATCAGAACAATTTAATATGTATATGCAGGCCATGGATATGCTAAAAAATACCACACAGCAAGTATTTCAAAGCATAGGAAATAGCATTGTAAATTCATTTGGATTAGCTAAAACAGGATTAGAAGGATTTATAGGAGCAATGGCAAATGTATTGGTGCAAATGGGTGCCATGGCCATAGCTGAATCTATTTTCGGTAAAAAGAAAGTAGCTACAAATTTTGCTACAGCGCAATCTAATGCAGCTGTAGTAGGTACAAACGCAGCAGCAGCAGCAGGGCCGGCAGGTTTGGTAGCATTAGCGCCATTTATTGCAGCTGCAATGGGGGTGGTACAGGGTGCATTTACAGGAATTAGCGCATTTGCTAAAGGTGGTATAGTTAGTGGCCCAACAATGGGATTAATGGGTGAGTACATGGGTGCTAAATCCAATCCGGAAGTAATTGCGCCATTATCTAAACTACAAAACATGATGGATTTTGGTGGAGGCAATGACATGAATTTGTCTGGGGAGTTTGTAGTAAGAGGCCAAGATTTAATTTTAGCATTACAGAGAGCAGAAAAAACAAGAAATAGAATAGGATAGTTATGGCATACGGTGCAAGATATAGATTAGAATTTTCAGATATTCAAGGCAATCAGCGCAAAATTGAAATCTTAAAAAAAGATTATTCCGGCACTGTTTTTCCTTTAATCTGCGATGGTGAACCCATGACAATTGAATGGAAAGCAGATGATGATATTTATGAGCCATTGATTGGATCATCAGCAACATTGAATTTAAAGGTAACTAATGATGTTACTTATGATAATTTTTATTTATACGATGAAAGGGAATATAAACTAATTCTATATTTTCAAGAATCTGTGGGTGTTTGGTCTGTTTATTGGTCGGGATTTATCACCAATGATGTTTATCAAGAGGCCATTATTACACCACCTTATGACATTCAAATAACAGCCATTGATGGATTAGGTCAATTAAAAGGATTTAATACATGGTTGCCGGATACATTAACAGAGGCTAAAAACACATTTTTGTGGGATTTTATTTATCAGAATTTAGGCCAATTAGGATTGGATTTTGATATATGGATTTCAAATGATATTAGGACAGGTATATCAGCCAATTGGTCAAATATTTATGCAGATTTATTGATCAAAACAAATGCGTATATAACAAAAGACAATGATATTTTAGATGCAAAAAAGGTTTTACGATCTATTTTAATTGCTACAAATGTCAAAATTTTTCAAAGTTATGGCAGATGGTACATAGTTAATTCATCATCTTATGGTGATCAAAGAATTATTGAAGGAATACAGAGTGGCGCATTGGTAGGTAATGCGATTTTACCTGCTAAACAGGCATATTTAAATGGTGGATCAGAGGACATTAAATTTTATATTTATAATTCATCCGGTGCCTATGTAAATAATTTAACAGCTAATTTTTTAAGGACAATTAAAAGTCAATTAATACCACGAAATTCTAATATGGTTAGATCTGTAAAGAGGCCATTAAAGAAATATGAAATGACTGTAGATCTTGAAAACAAGCAAGTTTATGCAAATTATAACGCAGGATTTGAATTTGATTTGCAGTATTGGAATGCAGGTGCCGGTGTAACATTGACAGTAGGATCAGATTTTTCAGCCAATGGCGCTAATTCAGTAAGTTTTACAAATATACTAACATCTGGAGGGTACACACCAAGCACAGCCATTACCTGCCAAACATTTAATGTATCATCAAATCAGTTGACATTAAATTTTAATATGGATGTTGCATTTGATAATTATAATTATGATGGAAATACTACATTTACTTATCAAATTGCTTATTATGTTAGAGGTGGCACAGCAGGATCAGCCTATTTTAATGCTGCGACAAATACATGGGATGTTACCGGTACTATAATTTGGAATATACAAACCGTAGAATGCCAATCCTTTGAGTTTAGAAATATAAATGTAGGATTACCAAGTTTAGCAGTCTATGGTGATTTATTGGTAGGTGTTGCAGTTCCATATTACACAGGATTTGGATTTAATAGAACCTATATTGATAATGTAGGATTAATTCAAAATGCCATAGGTGCATCAAGGTTTAAAGCTGTTACATATACCGGTACTTTATATAACAATAATAAAAGTGATCTATTAGAACACGATGGAATTTACAATTATAATTCTGATGTAAATGATCTACAGAATGACAGCATTTTATACAATGCTAAATATGGTTTATTTTTTGGCCTTAAAAGGGCGCAGGATACGACACCACAAAAAATGGAACAGATCGTGATCCAACAAAGATTAAACGATTTTAGGGCATATCTTAAAAGTTATGAGGGTGATTTTAGTATAAATGGCAGTGATATTATGCTATCAATGGCTAATAAAGTTTACATAAAATTTGATACATTTACCGAAACGGATTCATGTATTATGGATTCCATGAAATTTTCGGTTAAATCAAATATTTATAGTATTATTTGCCACATTCCGGATAATTATACTGATGTTTCGCATCAGTATAGGGTTATTAATCAAGTTTAAATTAGTAGTTTGTTTTCATAGTAAATAGGTTGTGTTTGTGTAAATGGCCCGATTTTTAATCGGGTTGTTTATTGGTTAGGTTGGGATGCAAAAAGATCATTAACATTGTTAGTGGTCTTTTTTGTTAATTTACAAATGTGATTTCTATTTGTTTATTTGACTAATTTTGAAAAAAACTAATCATGAGTAAAGAGGAAAAATATAATATTATCCGAGATCATTTTTTCAAATCCCATTATAATCTAAAGAATTTTCACGAGCAGCATTACCAAGATTATGGATATAAAAACCCAAAAATGATAAAGGATGCAATGATTATTCAAGGCATTACATTAAAAGCAAAAAATGAATACATCCAAAACCAAAGCACCAAGCAAACAGCTGAATTTAAAGATTACAATTTAGAAAGTTTAGACTATTTCGGTATTTCCGAATCTATAGGTCAAGATCATTTACCGTTCTATTTACCAGAGCAATTTAAAAAGGTTGGAATTTTATCAGATATTCATGTGCCATTCCACCATCGGGAATCATTGGCCTGTGCTATTAGTTATTTAAAGAAACAAGAAATTGATTGCCTGTATCTTAATGGGGACATTTTTGATGTGTACAGCCTAAGTATGCACCAAAAGGAACCCGATCTTAGGGATTTCCCAAGGGAAGTAGAAATGTGCCGAGAATTTATGCAAAAGATCAGGGATATTTTTAAACATATACCCATATATTTTAAATTAGGAAACCATGAGAACCGGTATGCCAGAATCCTACAAAATCAAGCAGAGGAATTTGCCCAAATCCATGATCTACAATTTGAGATATTTTTCCATCTGGAGAGGTTAGGATTTATCATGGTTCAAGATTGGCAAGGTTGCTATATGGGTGATCTGTTGGTGCTACATGGCCATGAATTATACGGATCCGGTGGCGCTAATCCTGCGCAAAATTTAATGAATAAGGTAATGTGTAATGCGTTAATAGGCCATGTCCATAAAACAAGTTTTGCCATGAAAAAGACAGGATTTAAAGAATCAATTAAAACATACACCACCGGATGTTTGACATATACATCACCAAAATACATGGTAATGGCCCAACATAATCAAGGGTTTGCCATTGTAGAAATTGAAAATGGTAAAAGCAATGTCCATAACATGATAATAAAAGATGGAAAAGTTTTGTAAATTTGTTTATTCATAATGGTTTATAGGGTTAAAAAAGCAAAAAAGCATCTAATTTTAGGTGCTTTTTTCTTATATTTAAAGTATTGATGGAAAATTATTGACTTATTTTTTAAAAAAGTTTTAAAATGTTTTGGAAATATCAAATAAGGCTGTACATTTACATCACACAACACATAAACCAATAAAAAAATGGAAAATTCAATCAAATTAACTGAAATTACAACTGATCAAGCTATCAATCATTCAAGAAATGATTACAATCCTTATGAGTGGAAAAAGCAAATCATGCAATTAAATAAATGGTTTTCTAATGTTAAATTTTATGAATTTGAAAACGAAGTTTATTCAATTTATAACTCAAATGGTATCAATTCAATTAAAAAAATGGAGTATATGAATTGCATTGATAATGGTGGATTAAAATCATTTGTATTTAAAAATAATGAATTGACTGAATACCCAATTAAAATTTCAAAATCTAAATCAGATTTAGAATTAGCTAAATGGATGTCAAGTCAAGGTTTAGTTTTTGCAAGTGTTTATTTTAATATATAATTAGATCCTGTGCCATGGCAGATTCCATGGCATTTTTTAATTTCTAAAACCATGAAAAAAATCATTAATTACATCACAGATTTCCACCATCAGGATCCACAGGGATTATATGGTGGCATTGCCATTTATAGTTTTATTTATTTATTATTGTTCCACATCCTACCAATTATCAAACCATGAAAAAAGATGAATCGTTTATTTTGAAAATGAAATTTCGTGATGATGCCGGATATTATACGGTGATCAAGGAGTTTTACACCTTTAATGAGGCGCAGTCTTTTTTAGATAAAGAATGGCGCATATTTAGGGGCCGGTTAGTACAGATCATGGATATACCG